GAACTTTCCATTCCGTTGGCTTGATGCTTACACCGACGCATTGGCCGCCCGGCTTTCAAAGATCTACAAGCCGGAACTTGAAGACAAGCGCAAGATGGACGCTGAGCGTTCGTGGCAGATCGCGGCCAAGGAAGATATTGAGTACGTAAGCACCTTTATATACCCAGCCCTCGGGACATACTATGGGTCACGTTAATGGTGCAAAATATAAAAACAGTCGTTCTTATTCCGCTTCTGTGGTAAAATCTGTTGAAGGGGGCGCGGAATAATGGATCAAAATAATCTCGCGGAATTGCTTTCGTATAACAAAGAGACCGGGCTATTCACATGGCGAAAACCCGGGAAGGGTCGCCGCGCCAGTAAATCTATTGCCGGTTGCCAAAGACCGGACGGATATTATCGCATCAGTATAAATAAGAAGCTCTATTACGCCCACCGCCTTGCGTGGCTATACGTTTATGGCCGTTGGCCGACTCAACACATCGATCACATAAACGGGGATCCATCGGACAACAGAATAGACAATCTTCGGGAAGCCGATCCTCATCAGAACGGTGGAAATAAGAAGATTCAAAAGTCTAGTGGAACAGGCGTAAAGGGCGTTTGCTTCGATAAGAGGCGCAATAATTATGTTGCCTACATAAGTCCAGGAGGCAAGAGAAAAACGCTTGGTCAGTTCCCAACCATTGAAGAAGCCAAAACCGCAAGGACGATAGCGGCTCAGGCCTTCTATGGCGAATTCTCGAGAGAATAATAATGGCTTGGAGGCCGCACGGCAGAGCCGAGGTTGACACAGTTCAACCAAAAGCTTTCGGCGTTTGTGATCGCTGCTCTTTTTTATTTAATCTTGATGATCTGCGCTTTCAATTTCAATACGCTGGTGTCGGCGTCATCGATCTTCACCTGCTCGTGTGCAACCGTTGCCTTGACGAGCTCCAACCGCAGCTCACGGCAACGATCATACCAATAGACCCAGAACCAATCATGGACGCCCGTCCCGAGTATTACTCGGTCGATGAGGCAGGCCCGGTTCAAAACCTAGAAGCGGAAATCTTCTACAGCGGCGGTTCTGTCCCGTCTGACTTCTATCTCGATCTCTATTTTGGAGATCCGAGTTCAGACGGTTCAAGCGTGCTTTCGCAGATCACGGATTCGGCAGTTCGTCCGAATGCGGGATCATCGTTCGGTACGCCGGTTGAAAACATCTGCACCAACACATCGGCTGTTTCATTCACCGATAGAGCCATTGCGAGCGTCAACGTGGATTACGTAGCCGTGTTTGATGCTTCGACGAATGGAAACCTGATCGCTTCTGCGCCGCTGTTTAATCCTCTGACCGTCGTCCTTTACAACGGCGCGGCGTTTGGGATCGGCAGCCTTCGCGTGGTTCTCTCTTAATGCTGCGCCGTCCGCATGGCCGCGCTCGAGTTAATGAGGATAACCCGCAAGCCTTTGGACGCTGCGACAGGTGCTCGTTTTTATACAACTTGCGTGACCTTCACTACCAGTACGAGGTCAACGGCCTGACCATGCTCAACACGCGCCTCCGGGTGTGTGAGGAGTGCATGGATAATCCGAACTTCCAGTTTCAGAATATCCCACTGCCGGCCGATCCCTTACCGAAGCGGAATGCACGTCCAGAGCCCTATCTTCTGGATGAAGTCGATTACCTGACGACACAAGATTATACGCCGATCGCAACGCAGGACGGTCAACCTCTGACGCCTGACCAAGCCTCGTCCAATTACTTCGACGTACCGCAGGACCCGAACAGAGGTCCAAACCCACCCAATAGCAATTCGGAGGACTGAGAGGCATGGGCTTAGTCGCTCCGACTCCTATTCTCAATCTGCCGGTAGCAACTGGGATTGATAATACATTTTGGGTGCCTGGAGCATCGACGGCAACAAATCAAACGACCCGAATTAACGTTCAGACGCTCACTGGAATCCAAGGTTCGCTCAACTCAATCACCACGACACAAGGCGCGGTTCTGTTTCGTGGACACGACGTTTGGGAGGGGCTTGATCCAGGTACGAGCGGGTATGTGCTTTCGACGCAAGGCCCGGATGCCGATCCGCAGTGGGTTCCGAACACGGCTGGCAGCGTCGTCAGTGTCGGGCTTTCGCTACCTACTTCGTTGTTCTCTGTTTCGGGTTCGCCCGTTACATCGTCTGGAACCCTGACCGGCGACCTCATTGCGCAGTCAGCTAACAAGGTTTTTTCTGGACCAACGACCGGCAGCGACGCAGTTCCGACATTTCGCTCGCTTGTTTCCGGCGACATACCGCTTATCGATCTTTCTACCGGCGTCTCTGGGAACCTCGCAGTTTCGCATCTGAATAGCGGCACAGGAGCATCAAGCTCGACGTTCTGGCGTGGCGATGGCACCTGGTCACCGGCTGGAACGGGAACGGTCACGAGTGTCGATGTTTCGGGCGGTACGACCGGCCTAACGACCTCAGGCGGCCCTATTACCGGCTCGGGGACGATAACGATCGCCGGGAAGCTTGGTCTCGCCAGCGGTGGCACCAACGCTGATCTCAGTGCTACTGGCGGTACGAGTCAGGTTCTCCGGCAGTCAACACTCGGAGGGGCTGTCAGCGTCTCACAGTTAGCCGCCAGCGATCTTTCGAACGGCACAACGGGTTCGGGTGCGGTTGCGCTCGCCACGTCTCCGAGTTTCGTTACACCGGTTCTCGGCACTCCTGCATCGGGAACGCTCACGAATTGCACCGGTCTGCCTCTTACGACGGGTGTTACGGGCAATCTTCCCGTCACAAATCTGAACTCAGGGACGTCAGCTTCATCCAGCACATTCTGGAGAGGAGATGGAACCTGGGCGACGCCCGCAGGCTCGGGAACCGTAACCAGTGTCGATGTCTCGGGTGGAACGACAGGTCTTACAACTTCAGGCGGTCCGATTACCGGATCAGGCACGATCACCATTGCCGGTACGCTCGCGGCGAGCAACGGAGGAACAGGACTTACGTCGCTTGGAACTGGCGTTGCCACGTGGCTCGGGACACCTTCTAGCGCCAACCTCAAGGCTGCCGTTACCGATGAAACAGGTTCCGGCGCATTGGTCTTTGCGACAAGCCCGACGTTGGTCACACCGACATTGGGAACGCCAGCGTCTGGAGACATGAGGAATACAACGAATATTCCTCTGTTCCGCAATCGCAGTGTTAATACGCAGTTCATTTTTGCTCAAGCCGGTGTCGGCTCGACTGCGAACGGAAGCTATACGGGTATCGATCAGTGGTACGCGCTAACTCAGACGGCCGCAGTCACGTCGTCTCAGTTATCGAATGTCTCAAACGGCCTACCTTCCATGGGACGTTTGACACAACCGCAGTCTTCCGCCCAGCGGTTCGGGATAGCGCAGCCACTCGAGAATTCGTTCGTTTTCGATCTCCGTGGCCAAACGGTGGTTTTGTCTGCCACAGTGCGAATGTCATCTTCAACGACCCTCCGCTATGCGATCGTCGAATGGACTGGCACGGCCGACAGTCTGACGAAGAACGTTGTCAATGACTGGACCTCGACCACTTATACGCCGGGGAACTTCTTTATTGCCACTTCAACAACAATCACTGCGACAGGCTCCACTGCTCTTTCTGCCAACACGCTGACGTCTATATCCCTAAGTGGAACCGTCAGTTCGTCCATGAACAATCTCATCCTGTTTTTTTGGACCGACTCCACGCAGGCTCAGAATGCAACTCTCGACGTCGGGAATGTTTTTTTTGGGATAGGTGCAAATGCGCCGGTGACGTTCGACCCGCCAAATCTAGAAACCGATTTTTTGACCTGCCTTAGGTATTTGTGGGTTTGGAGCGGCGCATCTGGCACGTCCTTGCCCATTACATTATGTTACTCGCAATCGACAACATCTGCTCGCGGGTTCCAACAATATCCGGCGCCAATGCGCGTGATACCGAGCGTCGTATATAGTTCTGCAAGTGATTTTCAGGCGAGTTTTGCCGGGTCATTTACGCCCTCGGTCATGGGAGCGGTGCCCGCACAATGGGGAAATTTCGTTCTTGCGACCTGCTCAGGCCTAACCGCAAACCAAGCCGGTATTTTGAGAAACCAAACGACGAGCGCCCTCATTACGTACGATGCGAGGCTATGAATGACATTTACGGATGCCAAATGGCAGGACGATGAAAGAAACGTCATTCTCGTTGTAGTCGACGGAAAGCAAATGTGTGTTCCGACCGACATAAGGAACCGTCATTACGCGGCGATTGTCACCCAAGGCGTACCCATTGCTGATCCTGATGCCATTCCGCAGTCCTAGATTTCAGAGGGGAAGGCAATGAACTACGATTATTCAACCTACGTCACCACTCTTGCAAACATGACAGAGTATGACGAGGCAGACACGAACTTTGTCCAGATCCTCCCTTCGGTCATCAACTACGCAGAAAACCGGATTTACCGGGAAGCTGATTTCATCTCGACCGTTATCCGGGACACCGGAGCTTTAACCGCCAATAGCCGCAACTTCACGCTTCCCAACAATATCGGACAGTTCAACGTTGTCCGGCAATTGAACCTCATCACGCCCGCAAACACACTTCCGGCAGATGGAACACGCAATCCCATGACTGCGGTTTCAACGGAGGTCATGGACATGCTGTGGCCGAACGATACCGCACCGACAACGCCATCCATTCCGACCATGTTCGCGATGCTGACGCAGAACAACGTCGAAAGCCAGACGACAGACGTACTCGTAGGACCGGCACCGGATGACACCTACAACGTCGAGGTCATTGGAACCGTGAACCCGACCCCGCTCTCGGCGGATAATCCGACGACGTATCTGACGCTATTCCTTTGGGACCTCTTCCTCGCAGCTTCGATGGTGTTCATGACTGGATTCCAGCGCAACTTCGGTTCTCAGGCCGATGATCCCAAAATGGCTCAATCTTGGGAAAACACCTATCAGACCCTATTCAGATCAGCCGACCTCGTGGACTCCCGCCAGCGCTTCGCAGCCGCGTCTTGGACGTCGGCGCAGCCTGAAAACTTCGCATCGAGCCAGCGCGGATAACGCCGATGCCCTTTGCTGAGGTCAAATTAATTCCCGGCGTCGATCGGGAAAAAACCCAGTCTTTGAATCAAGCAGGCTATTCCTTTTCCTCCTTCATCCGTTGGAAGGAAGGCCTTGCTCAGAAAATCGGCGGCTGGGTCAAATTTTACGGCTTCGCCCTTGGCGGCATCCCGCGGGATTTGCATGCCTGGCAGGACCTGAACGAAACCGGACGCCTCTTTGCCGGAACCACGACAGAAGCCGACGTGATCTCCAATGGGTTCCTGCAACGGATCACGCCGCAGCAGCTCATTACCGACTTTACGCCAGACTTCACGACCACAAACGGATCACCAAACGTCGATATTGTCGATCCCAACGTTACGGACGTAACGACCTTTGATAGCGTCTACTTCAACACGCCCGTAAGTGTCGGC